CCGTTGGCGATCAATACTGCTAGGTCGCAGAATCCGCCGTAGTTATTGGCGTCGATTCTCATATCTATGGTTGCTGTACCAGAAGTAGCGCCAGCATTTAATCCTGTTACAGTATAGAAATCGTTGATATTAACAGTTCCTACGTTTGCAACAGCAGCAGTTTTTGGTATTGAGAATACATTGGCATTTACAATGCTGACATTAAATCTAGCTTCTGTAGGAATCAGAGTTGTGTTAGAAGCACTTCTTACAATAATTTGGTCCGCGCCAAGATAACCATGAGAGTTAGCGGTGATATACATTGCTGTAGAATTGACGGAATATGCTAGATCTGTGAGTGTTACTGTAACTGGCGTAGTTGTATTTGCTGGAAGTGCTGCGGTATTAGAAGAAGTTTTTATGATAACTTTGTCACCATCTCGCAAGCAATGGAATGGATGTTTGATTATAACATCAGTTCCAGTTCTATACCACTTTACAGCAACATTGCATGCGTCTTCAATACGAATACCAGTTAGAGATCTTGTCTGAGATTCTTGAAGATAACCGATCTTAAACGATGCTTCGGATACTAAGTCTTCGCCAGAGAATGTTCTGGTGGCGCCACTGTCTTGCCCTGTGATTGTCTCGGGAGTAAAGTTTCCTTCTACTCTTCTTAGAAAAACCCTTCCGCCTGATTCAGAAACAAACAGTCCGCTAGCACCAGAAATATTTCCTGTAACAAGTTCATCTACAGTAAATGTTCCTGAACCACCCGATGCAGTCAAATCCGCAGAGGTGCGCTGCAATGTAATCTGCGGCATATAGTTAGAATAGATTTGTTCGTCGAATCCAGCAGTTTCAAGAGTAGAAACGTTGCTGAAACCATAGCCACCATTACGAACGTCGAATGTAACAAAGCCAGCGCGTTGAACTACGTCGGTGATTACTGCTTTAGCGTTTATACCATTCTTGAAACTGTCGACAGTAAACGTATCACCTACTTTGAAGTTTACGCCACCGTCAACAATGATAATGTCCGACAACGAACCGTTGATAATCGGGCTATCGATGACTCCTAGATTATTTTCATCTAGGACAGTTTGGTTGATGATTTCTTCGTTAGCCTGAAATCTACCTTTGATATTAGAAATATAAAGTATGTCAAATCTATTGTTTTCTTTGATAAAATAACGATAGTCGTTTACAATGGCGGTTGCACCAGAAATACGACCAGTGATAGTCTTACCGACATACAGAGGTAGATTTTTGTTGAATTGCATTTCTAGATAGCGAGGTACGACAAAGTCGCCGTCCGAAGGTTTGATTACGTCATCGCCTGGGAAATATACAGTTATGTCTTCATTGAACAACAAGCGGAACAATAGCTCAAGACCGCGCGAAGTTCCTTTAGAAGCATAGATTTCTTTGATGTGTTTTTGCAGTAGTCGACGGTCGCCAGTATATTGACGCGGAACGCCTTGTAGGTATTTGTACTGGAAGTTCTCTACGAATTTAGTCAGAGTGCTATCGATATCACGATATGACATCAGACTTCTAGCTTCCTTCGTTACATTGTTTTCTTGTTCTAGCCACTCGTAGTATGCTTTTACGAATGCAATGAAGGTTTCTCCTTCCTCTGCATAGAAGGAAGGAAATTGTTGTTGTACTAAACTAGAAACCAGCAACTCTACATCTTTCATTTATTATTCTCTAGCAGCTAATGTGCTGATTGCGATATCTTCTTGTTCTAATGCCAATACTTTATTTGTAGCGGTTTCAATATCTAAGTTCTTTGGCAAAGCATATATTTTGATATAATTTTCATTATAAGAATCTACAACTAATGATGTAATATTTACTGTTCCTGTTGCATAATCTACAGTCCCGCAACTAACTGGATCAATTTCAGAACCTATAATGAACAATTTACCAAGCCCATCATCCTCGATTGTCGCGGAAATTCCTTGATATCCAAAAGGAGTAGATTGAACTACTGGTGTTTCTATGGTATATTTCTTTCCAGTATAGTCATCTAGCAAAGCGTTTTCGAATGTCCATGTAGATGTAAAAGAAACACTAGGTTGCGGTGCAATTCTCTTTACCAATCTGAGATTTGTTTCGTTGCTTATGATAGAGAAATCAGAATCGTCGATAGCTTTGACTAATTTCGAGAATCTTAGATCTGAGTTGAAGTCATCAAGATTCAAAGAAGCATAGTTAATGATAGCTGTTTCTACTGCAGATATAATCTGACCAGACGTTTTGGTAGTAGAAGAAACATTATACTTAACGACAGATTGCAAATCAACATAGATGAAGTCAGGATCTACCACAATTGGATCTATAGAAAGAGTTGTTCGTGTTTTAGCGAATGTTTGGATTTTGCTCTTGAGTGGATCCGAAATAATATCACCATCAAACGGAATCGCTGAGATTAACACCTTGCCGAATCTCGGCGGAGATTCTTCTTCACCGCCATACGCGATAACATTTTTCAATGAAGTGAAGTTAGTTTTGATTAGAGAAACAAAGTCAGAAGAAGTAATTGCTCTTTGTTGAGTTTGAAAGTATTTTGCAGAGTTAAAACGAATAGATTCATTGGATTCTTGATATGAACCACTAGTAGTTTTATCTGCTGCATTTACTAAAGATAATTGTACAGAATTACCTTCTACAGAATCTACTGCAGAAAATCTTGTAATTCCGTTGGCTTCTGCGCCAGAAGAAATTCTATACTGAACATATACGATATTTCCTGGAGTTAATGCTTGACCTACCAAGTCATTACCAAATGTGATTTCATATTTGAAATCTTCAGCACCTTGAATAAAGAATACTTTATCCGTGGCAGTCAAACCAAATAAGTCATTGGCGCGAACCCACTCAGTTTGAGTGACATCTTCTACTGAGTTACGAACAAATACGGTGATAGAATCTACGTCGATATCTTCAGAGGAGATTATTACACGACGACCATAAGTGAATACTTCAGTCGACTCGATACCTTCGTAGAAATCTACTTCTGCTGTATAGCCAGAAGCACGAGTAAGAATAGTCGGTTCATTAGTAGTAAAGTAGTACGTGCCATTACCAGAATTATCTTTACCTTGGATCTTAAAATACTTCGGAACTGTTAATGTGTCTGGAGTTCCAGCAGCAACAGGAACAGTAACATTCAGCGTGATTGTCGCGCTAGTTCGCGAGCGAGGAACATAGTTTAATTCCTTTGCGTGAGAAACTAGAGATTCTCGTAGCTGCGCAGTATCCAAGAACATTTCGCTGCCGACCATGTTTAGGTATAGAGCGTTTTGATAGGTATTGTATGCCAATACGTCTAACAAGACGGACATATTAGAACCCTCAAAATCATAGTCTGCAAATTGCGCTTGCTGACGAAGATAATTCTTCAGACTAGTTTTGTAAGAAGAAAGATCTAACTGTGTTGTAGTTAAAAAGCCGTTTGCCATTATCGGATCCTATCTAAGAAGACTTCAACCGTAGTTGAATTTTGTTGATTTGTTTTTAACGAAAATACTATCTGTATGAAGTATCGTTGGTTATCATAATCAGGTTGCACTGTGATTTGATTGATAATAGCACGTGGTTCGTAGTTCTGAAGTGTTAGTTCGATGGCGCTTCTAATCAATACAGAAGTCATAGAATCCATAGGTTCGAACAACAAAGATTGTATGTTACCGCCAATCTCAGGATCCAGCAATCGTTCATATTTATTAGTAAGAATCAAGTTCCTAACTGAACGCTTCACCGCATTAAATTCAGTGACTCGTACAAGGTCGTTCTGCACGGGATTACGAGAGAATGCCGTGCTGAAATCGCTATAAGTTGGTTGTTTGATGGTTGCCATATAGTCCTATTTATACTTTAGATGGGCGATATATCTTTATCAATGAACCATTATTATTGACTGGATCGTAGCCATCTTGCCAAGAAACAGAGATAGTTCCTACGTTTGGCTCAGAAGGTTGCGACTGACATCCGCCGATGAATGTTAGTTTTCCATCTTGACGTTTTTCTTTCACGAAGTTTACGTGACCAAAATCCCAAACTGCAATATCTCCTGCAATAGCGTCAATTAATGCTACTTCAGTAGCACCCCAATCTGAACTTCTATTCTTGATATCGAACGCATCAATAGACTGAGTGTATCGATATCCTGTGCGTTTTAATGTCCAGTTCACTAGAGCCATAGACCAAGGAGTTTGGTCTGAATTGAATGGGGCTACGTTGGTATCATAACCTAGATCTGCGAATAGCCCGATGATATTTCGATTGCTTTGGAATCCTTGTGTTCCTGTTTCTTTCCACGAACCCTGTAGACCTTCGTCGGTCAATACAGTGAGAACATTCATAAGCGGTAACAATTCTGCTTTCGGTGCGAGCGAAGTCAGAGGATCTAGGCTCAAGTTTCTCAAAGTTCCAGGGAAGCATGATTTGATATTACCAGACAAAGCATTCGTCAGCTGCATTCTAAACGAGTCTGGATTGGCCACATACGAAGCCACGGTTGCGGAATATGTCGCTAATGTTTCTTGAGATAGATTTACATTCGCTTCTGGAGTTTGTGACGGAACAACGACGGTCGCGTCGCTTGTTGCTTGTCCAGAAAGTCCAGAGTTTGGCGGAACAACTGGCGGTGGTAGTGGAGTAGTCAAAGTCGGTGCTGCCGTGGATGTAGATTGTTGTTCCGAAGTAATTGCAGTGCTAGATGCATCCACATTTTGATCTTGCTGAGCATTTACTGAACTATCAGAAGAAGATCCAGAAGAAGAAGCTGGTCCTTTTGAAGGTGCATTGTATAATGCAACGTTTACTCCATTTATAAAAATATTTGGAGAATAAAATACATCAGAACTTGTAGGATAAGATCCTGGATTCTTTACTGGCATAATTTAACCCTTTCTTCCATTTTTATAATCTTTGAATTTATTAGGAACATGCGCATTCTTGTGATTCATAAAGGTGGCGACAGGAGTTGATGATTTGGTTCCATTTGGATTCTTAGCACCAAACGCGCCAATTGCTATATGATTCCAACCAACAGCACCTTTGCTAGTGTATTCTAGAAGATGCTGTCTTGCTCGATTACCAACAATCTCATGAATCTTTAATGCTTGGTCGTATGCCGACATCCCAACTGGACCAAGATCAATAGCGCATCCAACTATGTGGTCACTATTAGGATTCTTTTTACCAGTTGCTGAAGTCGGGTCGCGCAGACCGTCATTTATGTTAAACTTTAATCCAGCATCACGAAGTGGATCTAATATGACTTGCGCTAGAATCGTTAGGTTGTTCACAACATCTGCTGCGCTAATACCACGACTTCCTCTAATAGAAATACCTTTGGTTAGATCTTTCAATCTATAATATTTTGAGATCTTAACATTTAGATCGCCGTTCCATTCTACTTTAGTTGGCTTCACGTCAGTAGAACCACCAGCTTTTGGTGTGACACCACCCGTGTCAGTAGTATATGGTGTTTCGTCGTTTCCTTCGCCAGAACCATCTAATACACCACGACTGTTCTGGGTGTAGCCTTCGCCCTCTGCCAATATTTCAGCAGAAGATGCAGAAACGCTCAATTCATCCACTGGTGTAGGTGCACCAATGCCAGCGGTTCCTTCGTTCATTCTAATTTCTGAACCTTCTAAGAATAGTTTACTTGTAATTATCTTAGCTTCGCCCTGAGATGTCAAATTAAACTTGCCGCCAACTTTCCAATTTACGTCACCCACTGTTGATATATTTGTTGATTTATTTGACAACAAGTTAATATCGCCTGTTGCTGAAATATTACAGTTTCCACGAATGTAGAAATTGCCATCACCATATGTTATCTGATTCATAGAGCCATTAGAACGCATAACAATTCTACCATCTGGATGCATTTCTATAAATGATCCGTTTTTATGAAAAATATGAATTCGTTCAGAACCTTCCGTATCGTCAAATTCTAATACGTGACCGCCAGCAGTTTCCATAACATGATTCTTAGGATATTCAGTAGCATACTTCGACGAAGGCTCATTCCATGTTAATCCAGAAGCAGTTAAGATTCCTGCAGCAGCAGTTCTTTTTGTATAGGTGATCGCGTCTTCATCTGTTTGGCGACTAGGAGTTTTATAGTTTGGCTGGGTAACTGATGTTATCTCTCCAGTCATAGGATCAGTTTCAACTACAGATTCTGACGCGTCTACTGTTCCCTTTAATTTGTTCAAATATTCTTTGAAATATTTTACTCGTTCAGCCTGACCGTTTGATGGTACTTTTCCGTTTACAATACCACCAGTTGCTATGATGTATGTGTCTGACTCATTCGGCGGAGAGGGTTTATTGTACCTCGAACTCTTGCTTACATTTGTTTTCCACCACCAAGCAGAAGACAAAGCAGCAGAATCAACTGATTTAGTCAAGTCGTCTGGAGATCGTACACAATTAATTCCACATGCTCTTTCTACTGCAGTATAATTACTCTTTCCTGTAATTTGCAGATATCCTCTGCCTCTGTATGTGTATCCTTCTTTGGATGCCTCGTTACCATTGCCATTTCTATCAGCGTAGACTCTACTTCCGAGTCTGGTAGGATTCTTAACATAAGGAGCAGTATCAACTCCTTTGAAATATTTTCCAAAAGTTTTTCTAATTACAGAATCAGAACTATACGATAGATTTTCTTCTAATAATCTAAAGTTTCCTGTTTCGTGTTTACAGTTAGCTAAGAATGCAGCAATCTCTGGAATTGTTGTAATTCCCTGTTTCTTTGCTGCTTCTATCAATGCTGTTTCGTGTTTATTAAAGTTAGCATTACTTGGCGCGTTTGTAGCAGGTTCGACTTGTTGCGGCGGTGCTTCGGATGTTCCTGTTGGTTCTGGCAGTTCATAGTAGGACGGCTGAGCTTCTACGCCAGTAGGAATTCCAAGTTCTCCGCGCGCGAGCGGTGAGTTAGTACCATATGTTATCTGACCAGATCTAGGGAATATTCCATCGGGGTCATTGAATCCTCTATTTGGATCTGCTGGCTCTGTAGGAATACCAATGATAGATCCTAGAACAACTGGTTGTTGTGCGAGTGCTCCGTCGATGAAGAACCCCACAACCCAATCTCCTTGATTCAGCATCGGTGCCGACATATTTGCTGACGAGTTCAACATAGGAGCCCATGGCAAATCTTCTGTGGCTATTTCTGACTTGTTATCAGAGTGAAAGCCGATGCATCGTACACGAAGTCGATTAATCTTTAGAGGATCATCTATATCTTCAACAACACCCATAAACCAAACAAAGTTGGAGAATGGCATATTTTTAATATTGTCTCTCACTTATCCACCCACACCTTTCGCGATAGTTATTTTGTTGGCTGCTAAGAACTCATCGAACTGTTTGGCTCCAGCGCCATTGCCCTGAGTCAATTCGAATCTGTACTCTTTTCCTGCTGAATCTGGCTTCGGATTATCTGAGTTAGAAGTTCTATTTTCAGATTCAATCTCATTGGCGTCTTTGTATAGATCTACGATAGTATCAAACAATGAACCAACCCCCACATCGTGACGAACACCAGCTACAAGATACTTACCATCTAGTCTGGCATCAAACTGATTGTCTGAAGTTAGATATTTGGCAGGTACTATTAGTTGGATTATGTCGCCAGGAATAATTTGGTGATTTCCGTGAACCTTCAGAGTGATAGTATTTTGTCTAAGCATCTCTAGTTGCGCTTTTGCGGCAGGTTCTTTTATTCTAGCGTCGTATCTCTGGTATGATTCTTCAGCACAAATATAGCTAACGTGAGCTATCTTATCAAACGAAGAAGCAGTCGTTGTATATTCTTGTTGCTGTAGACTTAGCCCCTCGTAGTCAAACGGAGCGAATGTACCCAAGAGATTTGTTTTGTCTTTATCTCGCGAGTAATCAAATCCAGTAGAGGTGATGGTTCTATCAATAAAATTGAACGACACTAACTCATTATTTAGAACACCAGATTCGACTAATTTCTTTCTGCTTGCAGCTTCGTTTTGTTCAAAGTGTAGAATTCTAAAATAGTCATCAGAGTTTTCTGTTGGTCGTTTGTTTGGATACTGCGAGTACGTATGAATTGTGCTATTCGAAATCATAGCTTTCGTGCATTTGAACTTATGACCCTTGGCAGTTTCATAAGAAAAGAACAGATTGTCTTGATAAGCCAAGTTCGCAGAAATTGCTCGTTTGGTCAATTCTTGTAGAGCCATGGTTGGCGTAGTTTTAGGAAACACGATTTCTATTTGACCTGTCGTTTCTTCGACCTCTATTTCTGAATCTGTCAATTTCAAATAGGTCGTGTAAATATCCTTGACTATATCAGAGCATTTACCTTTGTATGATTTGGTTAAGAAGATATTAGAACTGACATAAGAAGGAGCAGTGACAGCGTGAATGTCAAATACTTTGTGCTTGGTATTTTCTAATTGGTCTAGATTCTTCAACTCAGAAATATAGAATGACTTGATTAACTTGAATTCGTCTTCGTCTGAGACATATAGGGTAATCTCAATTTCGTCGCCGACTGAAATGAAGCCCTTGTCGAATAGACCAGAACCGTCAGAATACGTCGCCTTCAGAAACATGCTTTTCATAGAAAGAGCCTGCGTGATGCTAAAAGAAGTAATGTAGTTTAACAAACTAAACTTCATTTCCTCTCCTGGCGCAGCATTCTTTCTCTTGATAGTGATATCAAGATAATGCTGGTTTACTGTATCTTTGTTATTAATTATCATGTTTTATTTTTGAAGACTTTTATTTAATTCAATAGCAATACGAGGAGCATATGATGCGTCTACTAGTTTTATTGCTCTTCTTTCTTCATTCGATTCAGATTCTTTTGTGTAATCGCTTATAGGAACAAACAATCCCTTACCTGCGTCTGTGTATGCATAAATGAATGTATCAACATCAATCACGATATCGCTTGTCTCATCACCATATCTGTATTCTCTCAGACCATAGGTTGTCTGATGCGTATTGGATACGAGGTCAACTGGAAAATTTGCTTCGACAGTCATTGAAGTGTCGCTATCAATCTCTGTTACTTTTCTGTATAGATTATTAGCCTTCAGATAATCACCAACGCGGAAACGTCCCGTGAATGAAGTTCCAGAACCAGTGACCGTTGTGTTGCTTGTAGAAATAGTTCCAGAAAGATTGGCGTCAAAATATCCGCGCGCAGCATCTATAGAACCATATTTGGCGATGATGTAATCATCAAACTCAGAAGTGCTAAGTGGCCATTCAAAATAAGGGTCAGTGATTTGATTTGCTAGAATAACCAACCACGCATAATCAATAGAACCGTAGTAGTTGTATGCGACGGTAGTTGGGCGATCGCCGTCTTCTAGAAGATACTCATAGAATCCTTGGCCACTTAAAAACAACTCAGAAAGAAACGTCGACTTCAGCATGA